TCATTCGCGTGTCTTTCTCGGTTTGACAGTTTCCTTGAAGGGTTTGACAACTTTCGATCTGCGTTCGTTCTCTTTTTCCAGCGTTTCCATCGTGATCCGGTTGCGGTCAGCAAGGTTGGCGGACCGGGAATAGTGGCGGGCCATTGAAGGCGTCTTCTGCCCCAGTAAGTCTGCGATCTGGCGCTCATCAAGCCCTGCTTCGCGAAGCGTCGTAGCCACAGTATGCCGTAGCCCTTTCAGGGTTAGGCCGGGCTGAACAACATCCTTGCATTCCAATTTCTTCTTGAAGCGGTACCAAACGGTCGAAAACCCGTTGTAGGTCCAGGGCTTCCCAGTGGACGTGGCAAGGATCGTCACCGCGTGGTGGACCGGTGCTGCGTCCAGAGCCGCTTGCAGCCTCGCGCCGATGGGGATTGCTACCTCTTCACCGGTCTTTCCGCGAACGCCCCAAATCGTGTTTCCGTCGATTTGGCGGCGGGTCAGTTTGAGCGCGTCCGAGGGATCAAGGCCGGTGTTCATGATCAAGGCGACCGCAACCCGCACATGCGGCTGAGCGCTCTCTAGTACAATCTTCTGTTCCTCGATCGTCCATGGGCGGTTAGCATAGGGCAAATCTTTCGGACGCGGTTTAGGGATGACGCCTTTGGCGTAGTCCTGATCGATCAACCCCTTTGGGATCGCGTAGCGAAACACTTGGCTCAAGAAGGTGCGAACCATGTTGGCTCGGCGCCAACCGATTTTTTCCGCTGCCTTGTCGTGCATGCCTGCCACAAGCGGAGTATTGATCGACGCAACTGGGGTATCGCGAATTGGGTGCAGGAAGTCAGCACACTTGCGATAATCGCGCTTAGTGGCGTCCGCCAGATTGGCGAAGTGTTCGGTTTGGAAATAGCTTTGGGTCAAACCGCCAAGGGTTCCAGGCTTGGGAGCTTTAGCCTTCATCGCTTCGGCAAGTGCTGTGATTTTGGCGCATTCTGCGAAAAACTCAGCGCTCCCAAGCGGCGCCTTCTCCAAATCCACCTTGTGGTTTGTGGCCCGATGATAGCAGCGCGGCTTTCCGTGCCGGTCGTTAAAAATCTTAAAGCCCTTTACCCTGATCCGCGTCATCACAGCTTACCGAGAATGGCGTCGTGTGTTGCCATTTCGGTCCCCTCCTTCATGGAATCGATCCACTTATCCAAGTCGCGTTTGTCCCAGAGGATCGTGCCTGGGCGCATTTCGATTGGCTGGACCGGGCAAGCGGTTTTGAAATGCTTGACAGGTAATCCCGAATAGTCAGCGGCCTCCGACTGCTTCAGCATACGTTTTTCGACAACGCTAATGTTGAGGTTTGCACTACCCATCACCGCCCCCATCCCGTTCGCCCAGCTCGGTCATGTTGAGCGGTGACAGGTATTCGTCACCGTCCTCAATGTCGCGCAGGTTTTCCCAGCTCCGAATTTCGTTCGGGCTGAGCCACCCCCATTCACGCCCGATGCGGTAAGCTTCGTACCGGGCCTTCAGATCGCCGCGAAGCAACCCAGCAAGATCATGTTCGACAAAGTACCTTTTGCGCCCCTCAGCGGTCAGCAGCGCGGCGTTCATGGCCTGTTCAATGCGACGGGCCATAGGGGCAAGGCACCGAACGACAAGTGCCCGGCTTTCGCCGTCAACGTTGCTATACGTGGCATTGTCGGTAATCCCCACCACCGTCGGCGGGACACTGAACGTGCGGGCCACGTCCATGTTGCTGAGCTTGCGGCTTTCCAGAAACTCCGCGTCCTTGGAGGACAGTGACAGGCTTTTCCAGTCCACGCCGCCGTCCAGCACCAGGATGCCCGATGTGCTGATGTCGCCCTCTACGCGGGTGCGCAGCTTGTCCAAGGCATCGGTCTTCTTGTCGCCGCCGATGGATTGCGGGAACACAAGTGCACCTTCGGGACGAAAGGCCTTCTGGGCTTGCTTGGTGGCCTGCTCTTGCTGCGTCAGGGCCATCGCATAGGTCTCGCGCGAAAGCTGGATCGGAGAAACGCCCATGACGCCATCCGGGCCAAGGCGGTAGCGCAGGTGCAGAATCTCTTCCTGAAGGTAGACCTTGGAATTTCCCCTGGGTTCAGCAACGCGATAGCGCAAGCGCCCGCTTTCCAGTTTTTCTACAGTGACCATACCGGGCGGCAACGGATGCAGTGCCACAACTTGACCGCGCCCGTTCATCTCGATCCGGGCGTAGGCGTTGCCGGAAGTCAGCAGCGACACAATCAGGTATTCGCGGGCTTCGAATGCCGTTTGCTGGTCATTGAAGCGATCGTGCAGAACACCAAAGAGCGGGTGGCTTGAGGCGCGGTCGCGACCGCCGTTCTCGCCATAGGTATGGACGTTCAATGGCAGTGTTGCGAGGTTCTGGCTAATGACGGAAATACAGGCCTGCGCGACGGCCAGACCAGACGCGCGATTGGCATCGACAAAACCGGTTGCGGTGCTGCGCTGCCCCAGAAACTCCGCAAGCGACGGGTCGGACGTGGCAACGGTTTCGCGCCTCTCACGGCCAAGGATTCGGGAAAGCAAGCTCATACTAAAAGCTCCATGATTTGCAGGCTGCGAGCGGCATGTTCGCGCGCGGGAAAGTTTCCGCCCTTCGCCCTGGCGTTAATCACCGTTCCGTCATAGGCAGGAAAAGCCGCAACTACGCTGATCTCGAACAGATCAACCGCGCGCAATTCGCGCAGGTTGCCCTCTACGCTTTCGTCGCGCGCGGTGAAGCCGAAAGACATGCCGCCCAGATCCCCACGCTCAGCCAAAGCCAACACATCGCGTCCCGCTTGGGTGTCAGGCACGTCCAGATCGAACGCCAAGCCGTTGGTGTCTTCCACCAAGCGCAATGTGCCGGAACGGGTGCGCGCCAGCACCCGCGCCGGATCATGGTCGACCAGGGCAAGAATGTCGGCGCGCTCCTCCAAGGTGGCTTTGAACGCGCCGGGGGCGATGGTCTCAACCAAACCGCCACCAATGCGCGCCTCAGTCCCGAACAGAGCCGCATAGCCTTCCAGACGGCGCCCTTTGGCGCGCAGCTCCATCGTCTGGAAACGTTTTTCGATGGTCATAGGCTTACCTCCCGGTACGGAGCGATGAGACGCGTCACACCCAGCGGCGTGACATACATCGGGCGGTCATAGGCAACCGCCTCCTTATTCTCAAAAAAGTGGGCCACCAAAAGCAGCACGGCCTGTTTGAGCGCCGGAGGAAGCGGATCAGCGTCCATATCAATGTCGATGGACTTGAGATGATCGACGGCGGCATCAAGCGCGATTTGGATTTCGCCGTCAAAGTCCGTTTGTTCTGGCATTACTCGGCAATGGATCTTGGCTTCCTCCAGCGTTACCATCAGTCGATCTCCGCGTAGCGGAAACCCTCGGGATGGCGAACCACCACGTCAGCATCGAGGAAGGCATGCAGGAGCGCGCCGCCCTTACTCGCGACGTCCGAGTGGTAGGGGTTCACCAGAAGGTCAACGCCGGACCAATAGCCAATGTAGAGGCTGGCCCACTCACCATAGATCAGCGCATTCTTGTCGCTGCCGGTGCCAATGTCAGTCGGGACCTGGGTAGAGCTTTCAACGCGTTCCCCATGGAACAGTTCGGCCAGTGGGATCAAGCGGCCATCGGCATCCTTGGTCTTGCGGGCGGTGTTCATGACGCCCGGGTTGGTCAAGAAACCCGTGGTACCCGTCACGTCATCGGTTTGCAGGGCTGCGATCAGGTCTGCCGTAATGTCGGAGCTGAAGGCACCGCCAGTCACAGTCTGAACGTCCGCGTCCTCAAGAATGCCGGTGGGTTCGTTGGCACCGCCACCTTTGAGGCCTGCGCTATCCAGCGCCTGCGCCAGCAAGTAGGCCAGGTCGGCGCGCAGGATGGGTTCAAGCGCTTGATTGGCCTGCAACAGCATCCGGCGGGACAGTTCATATTCTGCCGAAACCGTCTTCGGCCCCATGGCCTTCTTTTCAAACGAGGCATCGGAACGGTTCGAGTCGCCATGCTCAGCAACCCAACCGGCGGAACCCGAACCTACAAGGCGCGGCAACTCCATGTTGCCGCTCAGGCCACGCAACACGGTTGCCCCCATAGCTTCCACCTTCAGCGCCGCGCGGCGCCGGTCGGTCATTGCGGCCAGATCCGTGGCCACCAAGTTTCCAGCGGTGCCGCCGGTGGTCAGGGCGCGGGATTCACCGCCAAGGATGACGTCCGTGGGTACCATAACGCCGCGCACTTCGGCCCGGTCGCGGCCCAGCTCCTGGTGCCACTCAGCCTCAAGGCCGGTCAGGGTGCCGGTGCGGCTTTCCGTCAGCGCTTTGGAAAGCGAGTAGCGCTCCAAAGAACGGCGCTCAGTCCCGTTGCCGTGGACCGTTTCCCCGCGGGCTTCGAGACGCTCGAACTCAGCGAGTTTTTCTGCGTCGCTCAGGCGCGCGTTCAGGCCACGCACTTCGCCTTCCAGGGTGTCGAAGCGCTTGCGCTCTTCGCCCGACAAGTCGCGGTTTTCCTCTGCGGCTTTGTCATTGAGTTGGCGCATCTCGGCAATCTTGCCTGCGCGTTGCTCTTTGAGGTCATTCAAATTATCAAGGGGCATCTGGCCCTCCTATGGTTGGTTGGATGGAAGGCCTGCGCGGTCGTGTCGCCAAACTCTGTCCGCGCGGGCCGGTCTTATTCCTCGTAGTTCTCCTCCTCCATGCTCGCCAAAATCTCGTGGAGTTTTTCGCGGTAGTGTTCAGGGAACATGAAAGTCTTTATGAGTTCGATTGTGTCCGAAGAAATGCGTCGCGATGTGACCAATCCATGCAACGAGAGCGGGCTGTCAATTGTGGCCCGTATTGCTGATTTGGCGGCGGGGCTGCTAATGTCGCCAAGAGGAATGTCTCTCCAGAGTTCTTCGCCTTTTTTTATCTCTTCTCGGCTGAAGTACATGTACGAGATGGATTGACCATCGTCGCCCAAGACGTCTTCATTCTCAACCTTAATGTGAGCTGTTCCGGTTACTTCGATGATGATTGAGTTCGGGATCTTGTTCTGAGGATCGCAAAGCGCTTCCATTAATTCGCGAAAAGTATGATTGGAGTCACTGGGAAGTTTTTCTGAACCTACAACCCAGTTCGAGCTTTCTGGGAGCTGAAACGATCCCAGATACTCGCACATTTCAACTGCCTTTGCGGGCTTGTCTGTTCCCAGAAGCGCAATGAGCAATGAGGTTAAGTCCTCTTTGCCCATATCGGGGGCATTGATGCCTTTTCCTCCGGACTTGATCAGCTTGGCGTTACGAAGCTCTCGCACAAAAATGTTGCCGGATTTCTCGTTTTCGAGCCGACACATCTGCGAAACTATCTGAGCCATTTGCGTGATCTTCATGCTATAGTACTAACAGTACTTAAGAGTTCGAGTCAACTGAAATACTGTTAGTCTTTAAGCTTTCGTGCGCAAGCATTATGGGCTCTGCTCACAAAGGTCTGCGGCGTGGGTTGGTCAAACGGCCTCCCTCACCAGTTGCCGGCCCCCTAACTAAATTGGTTCTTCGCACGATAGACGGCTGAAATCACACTTAGTGTTCATTCAAGTAGTTTCGCGTCTCTAACTCTTCGATAATTTGCCCCGAGAGGTCGGCAATGACTTCCAGTAATCCATCAACGTGACTGGAATAGTTAATCTGGAGATTTGAATCAGAAGCGGCTCGCGCCAGCGTTGCTAGATTTTCTATGAGATAGGCTTTTCCAATAGCATCCCGAGTTTTGGTTTGTTCGGTGACATCTTGATCAAGCATTTTCATTTCCTCCTAAATATTGTAGTTTTTCTCTAACATTCTGAAACCTTCTAAACAAGAGAAAAACTACAACTTATGTCCCCAGAACAGTGTAAGGCCGCTAGAGCCATGCTAAATCTCTCGCAAGGTCAGCTTGCAAAACTTTCCGGCGTTGCAGAGTCGACGATTATCCCATTTGAAAAAAGTCAGCGTAGACCGCATAACTCAACCTTGGATAGACTTCGAATTGCCCTTGAAAACGCAGGTGTAGAGTTCATACCTGCAAATGGCGGTGGTGCCGGAGTCAGGTTAACAAGTGGAAAACGACAATGAACGATGATTTGTTTGGGAAACTAGATGACGTTCTCGCGCAAAAAAAACGCGAGCGAGAAAAGCGCGATGAAGAGAACAGGATTGCCAAAGAAAAGGCAGACGCGCGTGCCGAGCAGAATGCGTCGCTCTTGAAGGAAGTAGTATTGCCAACACTCAAAGAAATAGCGCCTGAGCTCGAAAAGCGGGGCATCGCGTGTGTCGTAAGCGAGTTGACGGACACAGGCGCGAAATTGGCGTTTAACCCTTCAGGCACGATGCATCACGTTGACGGTCAGAATGCCAACGTTGCGTTTAGGCTCGGGCATCGCAGGAGTGTCTCGGTGTCTCACAGCACGATGTATAACCATGGCGGTGGAATGTCGGGCAGCTTTGGCAGTATCTCAATTGACGATGACCTTGCTACAAACATCAGGACAAAAGTTCTTGAAACCGTCCTAAAAACTGTCGGTTAATCCATTAGCGCGGCAATACATGCCGGCACATCGTCTTGCCCTTCGCGATCCACCGCCGCCAGCGCCATGGCCAACGCCACCATGCCGTCGATCCGCCCACTGGATTTGTTCTTGGCCAGCTTTCGGTTGCCTGCCGGATCCATCTCGATGACGGCATTTGCTGCGCAGAAGGTCAGGATCGGGTTGCCTGCGTGACGCAACTTGGCTTCGGCCACCAGTCGTTCCAGCTTGTCGACGGCAAAACCCATTTCCTTGAAGCCCTGGCCAAAGGCTTCAATTGGCAGATCAGCGCCCAGCCGGTCGAATTCGCGCTTTAAATATTCCATGCGCCAGCGGTCATAGGCGATGCGCTGGATTTTGAATTCGTGACTGGCCTCTGCAATCGCTTCAGCCACGAAGGTGGGATCGACCACGGCGCCGGGGATCAGCGTCAGGAAACCCTGCTTTGCCCAAAGGTCATAGGGCACCCGGTCCAGCTCTGCCTTTTCTCGAATTCCTTGCTCTGGAAGGAAGAACCTGGGCAGCACATCAAAGCCGCCCTGATCGTCGGGGAACACGAGCACGAAAGCGGTCAGGTCGCGCGATTGCGACAGATCCAGCCCGCCCCAACATTCCCGGCCGGAAAGTGCAGAGTAGTCTACCGGCCCCGCATTGGCGTCCCACTCCGCCTTGGCCAGAAAGCGTACATGGGCGTCTACCCGCTGATTCAGGATCAGGTTGCGGAATGCCTGTTCCTTGGACGGAATGCGCTGTGCCTGCGCCGCCTGCCGCTCTACATCTTCGAGCGACCGAAAGTCGCCAAGCGCCGGGTTGGCCTTGGCCCAGGTGTCAGGATGCCATGGGTCATCGTCTTCATTTGCGCCATAGAAGGTCAGGTGAAAGCTTGGATCTGTGACCTCACCGGAATTGACCTTGTGGCCGTAGTCTACCAGCTCAGACATGACCGCGTGATCGCTTGCCGCCTGGGTGCTGATCACACACAACAGCGGGTTATCCCGTGCGCCCATGGCCGTGTCGAGCGCTTCGTATAGGTCGCGTTTGGGGGCGGTGCCCAATTCGTCATAGATCGTGAAGGACGGTGATAGGCCTTGCTTGGTGCTGGCGTCAGCACTGAGTGCTTGGAAGATCGAGCCTTTGCCCTGGCCGTGCAGAACCTCAATCCGCTTGCTGAATTTGACCACATTCACGCGGGCGTCTAACTCGGGGTGTTCGTCCAGAATGGCGACCATTTCCATGAAGGTCTTTCCAGACTGCTGCTTGTCGTTTGCAGCGGCGTAAACCTCGCCCCGGCTTTCAGCTTCCGGTCCGAGAAGGTGACACAAGCCCAACCCGGCCACCAACTGTGTCTTGCCGTTCTTGCGAGCCATGGACAGGACTGCGGTTCGCACCGGGCGTTGTCCGGTGTCGCCCTCGGCATAAACCGCTTCGAGAAAGGCCCATTGCCAATCGCGCAGCTTCAGTTTGGTGCCTGCTAGCGACCCTTGCGTGATCGGCAGGTCTTCAAGAAACGCCCCGATCCGCTCGACGCGGGTCAGGCCGGGTTCTTCCCAGGGTAGCGTGTTGCGGAGCGGTGAAACTTCGTTCTGGGCAAAGCCAAAAGATGGCTGCGCTGGGGGATCCACCACGGTCAGTTTGGGTTTTGCTCCTTTGCCTCGTTGTCCCATGTGCCTGATTCCTAATTAAATATCTGTTCTTGGGGGGCATCGGTCCCCGACGATTGCGTTTCTCGTGATCGAGGCTACCCCCACCATCCGTCCGCCGGATCGATGGGGTGACCGTTGGCATCGCAGCCTTTGAAGCGGCGGTTGCTCGCGTTGCCATGGGTGCGGTCAAAGCCTGCCGTCTTCTCGTTGTGGCACCGCTCGCACAAGGCCATTAGTCCGTCCATAGCGGGGAACGGATCACCGCCCTGGCTGATCGGCTTCACATGATCCACCGTGGTCGCAACCTCTGTGTGCCCTCGCTTCTCGCAGATCACGCAGACCGGGCTTTGGCCGAGCTTGGCCGACCGGAGCCTTTGCCACTTACTGGTGCAGTAAGGCCACTTCGCCATCACACCACCTGCCTTGCCAGTTCGGCCAGATCATGCGCAATCTCGGACTTCTCTTCATGGAAGCGGTGCGGGTCACGGTGGCCCGGACTCAACCTACGAACGCGATGCACCAATGCCGCGATCTCATCTCCTATGTGTTTCCAATTTTCGTTCGTCTCTTTCATTTCAACGTCTTTCTATTTCACTCTCACTGCTCAATGGTGAGGTTCGGAGCAAAGGACATAGGACGACTGCCCACAGCCCGAGGCTGAGGCAGTTCCTAGTCCTCTGCGTGAAGATCCTGCTCAGCGGAGCCGGTCCATCGCTTTGGACCCGTCCGGTCATGCGTTCCTGCCGGTCGGTTGGTTGCTGCTTGCGACGCATGAACGCTGCGCCGGGGATCGGGCCTCAACCTTTCGGACTGCCCTTTGCCTATGATCCCGCCCGTGGTAGGCTTTCCGACGTGGAGCCACCGTAGCTAACCCGTTCCACCACATCGGCCCTGCGTCTGGGGTGGCGCGCAGGGTCGCCGCATTTCACCTCTCGATCAGTTCAAACTCGGGTTCGGAGCCGGAACGCAGTTCGGCTACAAGCTGGCGCATGATCTGCGCTTGCTTCACTGAGGGGCGCCAGGACGGGCGTTTGCCGTGTCGCGCAATGGACCGCACAAAGCCCTTGAGCCATTCATCCGATCCATCTGCCATCACGCGGCGCAATACCAGAGGCCAGCTGAAGGTGAGAATTTCGTCCAGTTCACGATCAGTCATGCGACAATCTCCACTTCGGAGATGTGACGCCTGAAAGCCATCTGTTCCCGTGTGGACAAGGCTTCATATGCCGCCAGCGCAAAGGCCTTGCGCTCCGCCAGGGAGGCGAAAGACGCCCACCATCGCGCATCGTCCATAGGGTTGAGAAACGTCGGCAACGGGTGGCCTGCAAACTCAAAAACGGCCTCTGCGACCATTTCAGCCTGTTCCGGCGAGTCCAGCGAACGGAGTGCAGCCCATGCCAACGCGGCGCGTTCTTGGATGGTCAATCGGGCTGTGGCCACGGTAGTGAACCCACCCCACGCGTCCGGGCTACCAAGTGTCAGCGCATAGCCCAACACGCGCGACATGCGCTTGTGTTCCGGTTTTATAAGCTTGGAGAGAAGCGAAACACGAGGTTTCTGGGTAGCTTGTTTAGCCCCTTCGTCTGGTTTGACAATTGTCGCGCAAGTTGTTGACCGTTCGTCGGCGGTTTGACGGCACTGTCCCTCGCAAGTATTTGAATTTGTTCCAATAGGGCCGGATTGAAAATCCTCGTGTCGGTGGTTCGATTCCGCCCCCGGGCACCATTTGTACCTAACAAAAACAATTGGGTAGATGAGAAGCCTGATATCCGGAGCCCGATGCCATTTGCCATGGGTAGCACTGGGGTATCATTTCAGAATCTAGGCCTAAAAAAAAGGTTTTTTGCCCAAACCTGCTATATCGGGGTCCACATACGCCCGCTTCTCGTACGCAATGGCCAATAGACGACGAAAACACTTAACGTACCCGTGTGGCCTGTCGGCGCACTACATTGCGTCTTCAATAACCGAGCCGAAATCCTCCAAGGCTTCAAACTTACGTTCTGCTTTGGTGATCGGGTGTTTCGCGTAGTGCTCGTCAAAAACTTTCCCCAAACCTTTGGCATTCACCTTTGTGATAAGCGAGCGGACATCTGGTCCCGCCACCAATTTGACGCTATAGCGCTTGGTTTCACTGGAAACAGTTTCGGCTAGTTGTAACGCCTCCTTCGTAAATCCGCCGGAGGTCCAAAATTCGAAGCTAAACGCGCGGTTTTGCAGAGTCTCTTGCGCGCGAAAATGCTTGTTTAGGCGACGCGCCTTGGTTCGAATCCACGCCTCAAGCTCTTCGGCGTCTACCTTGTGCGTTGGCGCGTAGCCTTTGCACTCGATGAGCCGCACGGTTTCTGCCGAAACACAGAACACATCGACTTCGTACCGCTCGGCAGTGAACCGCCCCGGGTTTACCGGAGAGTAAAACAC